GAGGCACCGGCAATGATCAACTTAGGTTTATGTTCCTGGGCCAAATCATAAATTTTACCGTAACTCAAAAATCCTCTATCATCGACTCCATACGAAACCGTATTAAACCATTTACCCGAAACGTTTACTCTTGCTCCGTGAGTTAGATGCCCTCCGGAAGCTAGATCCATACCAAGAATGGTATCACCAGGATTCAACAGAGCAAGAAACACGGCAAAGTTGGCATTTGCTCCTGAGTGTGGTTGAACATTAGCGAATCCACAACCGTATAGCAGCTTCAACTTTTCGATGGCCAGTTCCTCAATCTCGTCCATGAACTGACAACCGTTATAGTATCGCTTACCTGGAAGACCCTCGGCATACTTGTTGGTAAAGACTGATCCACACAGGTCCATAACACTCTGACTAGCAAAGTTCTCGCTGGCAATTAATTCGATGGTGGATTTCTGTCTGACAATCTCTTTATCCAAAATGTTTTGTATTTCTTTATACAATTTTAATTCTCCACGATATCAATGAAAAAAGAATTCCTATTTACACCTATATTGAATGTTAAGTGTATCATAGATTTCCTTTATTGTCAAGGTCTAGTTCAATTTTTCATGGAATATTGCGTGTCGAGTGTGATTGGATTCCTGAGTGCAGACAAGAACCTCCTGAATAACTGCATCAATATGGTTCTTCCAGTAGTTTAGGAATTCATGGACACGAGGAATTTCAGGTATGATATCATCAGTCTGCCAGATGAACTGTTGAAGGAGACTTCTATAATCTGGTCGAAAATAGTTTACCTCAACGATAACTATGGACTTTAGAATCATGGGAAACTCCTTATGCTCTTGACCGCAGTTTATGTGCGATAATATGCGCTATACCGCATATTTTATATTTATGATGATTGGCGCATAAATGAAGCATATCCGGTTGATATGATCTATGGATAATCCATAAAAAAGGGCCCAGATTTCTCTGGGCCCAGTTTGTTAGTCGTAGTCTTCTTATTATTATTACATCAAGTTCCGAACACGGAAGATGCGGTAGTAGATGTTCGCTTGAGCCGCATTGTTACGGTCTCCAACAACACCATCACCAGCAGTCGTCGCAAACGGATTCGCTACCATCCCGTACCGAGTCTTGAACCCGATCTTTGGCTGGAACGTATCTTGTCCAACCGCACGTACCATTTGGAGAGGCACGTATGGGCAGTAGAACAGACCGGCATCATAAGGAGAAGATCCCTTATAGCCGACTGTGCAGAGTTCGTCACCAACCGCTGAACCACCGAAATAAGGATCGATGTAAACCTTGATCCGACCGTGAAGCATACCAACGAAGGTATTACCAGTGTCGTCAACATTTAGGTTGGCTTGAAGTGCAGGAGTATAATCAAGAACACCGGCCATCGAAAGCGCAGAAGCGATATCCGAAGAAACGATGATGATGTTACCCTTACCCCGACGAGTCGCCTTAGCAATGGCATGGGCTTCGCGTTCGATCTGGAACACAAGACCTTTGAACTTTTCAACCATCCAACGACCGTTTGAGTCGGTGTCAAGATCGAACGTTCCGGCTGTCGTTACACCATATGCAGCACCCAGTGTCGCTGACCGATAGATGGTACGAACCACTTCACGGTTGATTTCAGCAAGAATTTCACTGGACAGGATGTTCGAAAGTTCCGTTTCGGCGTCTAGACCGTGAACAGCCTTAAGATCCTGTGCAAGTTCCATGGTGTATTCTGCCTTGAGCGCACGGCTTCGGGCAGTAACAGTCACCTTATCGATGGTAAATGCCATTTCAGCAAAAGCATTTCCTGAGTCATCACCCAGAGCTTCGGCTTTAGCAGTTGTCATACCAGCACCAACACCATAGACCGTTGAGTCAGATGTTGCAAACACGGGGTTCGTGTTTGTGAGTGAGCCAGAAGTATTACCGTTCGCGCCAGCAGCATTTGTTGACGAGAAGCCGGTGTTCGCTTCATTGAACAGGGCTTCCGCACCGCTCTGTGAACCGTAGGTTGACTTCATCGCGAAGATAAGGCCAGTAGGACCAGTCATTGGCTGCACGCCGCAGATGTCATACGCGATGAGGTTAGGAAGCGCACGACGAACAAGACTGATAAGAATCGGGTCGTAGTTGTCGATTGCTGCGCCGGTAGCATTGGTAGGTGCCGCTTCGTTTAGTGTGCGGTGATCCTGTCCACGTTCCTCAGCAAGGGCTCGTTCTTCGTTTTCAAGAACAAGTGCTGTAACCGCGCGCTTGTAGGGATCCTTAATTTCAGGCAGACCTGGATGATCAAGGACGGGTCCCCATTTGTTTTCTAGTTGCTCAGTAAGATACATTTTAGTTCTCCTTGTAATTCTTATTATTTAGTAATTCTTTAGTTTGGAAGTTTTTTACCAAGAACTTTGACATACTTGCCCATGGCACCAGTCAGTTCTTCATTAATCATACTTCTTCCGTCAGTGAATTCTTCCTCTGAATCGGTAGTCTTCGCGGGCTTTACCGTAGATGGAAAGTAACTTTCTCGCAGAGTCATGACCTTTGATTCAAACTTTTCATCGTCGGTGTATTCGACACCTTCCGCTAGAGTTTTGATCTTTTCGGCCTGTGTATCAGTCAAACCATCCGTAACTTGGTTGAGGATTTCTGTCTTCCGACTTTCATTAAGCATCTTTGAGAGTTGGACGTTATTATCGATTTCCTCATTAAGTTTTTCTTCCAGTTCCTCGACCTGTGCAGATAGTTCTTCTACAACATCAATCTTTTCCTCAGGAATGTCGATGTAGTTTTCAGAGAAGAGGTTCTTTAGACCGGCAATGAAGTCTTCGGTTAGTTCGTTTCGGAGACTGGATTCGATGGCCACTTCGTTATCAGCAACCCATTGTTCGACCACATAATTCAGATAGTCGTCCACGCTTTCTGATAGTTGAGCATGAATATTCTGAATTTCTTCGGCCAGAGCATTGTCATAAGCCTCGGTGATTTCATCAAGTTCATGCTCTAGACGATCCTTAACGGCCGCCTCAAAAATTGTGGTTGCCTTTTCACGGAATTCTTCGGAAAGTTCTTCACCTTCGAATAGTGCATCCACATGCTCGGACATATCGATCTGATATTCAGGAGCATCTTCTTCATATTCTTCCTCTGTATCTTCCTGTAGTTCGAAGTTTTCGGCGATGGCTTCGGCAATTTCGTCTTCATCAAGACCCTCTGCAACCAGAGCGTCAATGAAGCCTCTTAGTTCTTCGGAAATTTCTTCTTCGTCGCCATCATCTTCATCAAACTCAAAGTTTTCGGCAATGGCTTCGGCAATTTCGTCTTCATCAAGACCCTCTGCAACCAGAGCGTCAATGAAGCCTTCCAGTTCTTCGGAAATTTCGAAATCTTCATCTTCGGAAAGTTTTCTTGCAGCGGTGTCGCCACCTTCTTTATCGGCTCGACGTTTAGGAGCCTTTGATGTGACTTTACCAGCCTTAGCAGGCCCTGATTCACCAGTCGGTGTCACAAGAGCGGGTCCAAGGTCTTGAACCTCTGCTGTATTAGGTGACTTTGAATTGGGATTAGCAAAACGTCCCTCAGAAGTCTTCGACTTCGGTTTGAGAGTTGCCATATTTGCATTAGTGCTGTTTGCACCACGATCCGGATCTGGCTTTGATGGCACATCAGGTAGTGACTCATTTAGAGACTGTGCCTTTTCATTTCTCAGAACGGCTTGGGCTGTTTCAGTTAGTGACTTAGCCATATTAGAATACTCCTTTATTCTGTATTATTTATAATTCCTACAATTTTGAGATGAAATTACTAAACAACTTCAAGGCAACATCTTCAATTTCATATCGAGTTGCCTCAGTCAGTTGCTTCTTAGCATTTTCATAGTCAACTTCTTTCCAACCTTGGTTGGTTAGAAACCATTCTGCGCCCTCCATAATGCCCTGCACGAATGCATCGGGTGCTGAAGGATCCGCGACGATATCGGCCGCTGTAGCCAATCTGAAATCGTCTTGAACTAATTGATACCCGTTAGCTGGTTTGAGAGACCCTACGCCTCTTGTTGACACACCTAGACAAGCACCGCCATCTAATAGACTTTTCACTATCTTTCCATTGGGAGTATCCACGATCTTGGCTTTACCAATAAAGTTATTGCCATCTGGATATAGTTTGGTTATCAGGTGCGATACCCGATCCAAATTGATTGCGGGTGAATCAGGATGACCTAGTTCACCAAATGCACGATTCTTTTTTACATAGTTCTCGTTATACCGTTCAACTTCCCTACCAAGAATCTCTCTGGGATATACTCGACCATTGCGATTCTTCTGTTCGGATTGCATGAAAATTCCAGTAATGTAATGTTCCTTGACACCGTTCTTTTCTTCGGTGATAAACTGGACATCCTGAATTTCTTCGGTTATTAGTTTCATTTCTTATTCCTTATCCTGG